CGACGAGCAGAACGTCCAAGGCGCCCGTGTCCACGCAGCCCGCGCCAAAGTCGGGACCGAGGAAGCAGCCGACGAGCCTCTCTCTGAGGCAGAAGCGCGACTCAAGGCTCTGGTGGAGCGCGAGCGGGTGATCCTCGACCAGCTATGGCCAATCCGATGAGCGCCTTCAACCCACTCGTCCTACTCGCCTCCATCGCCCTATGGGCGTGCATAGCCCTTGTCGTCGCAACCGTCCTGCACTTCACCTGAAAGGAACCCCGTCGTGGCTCGATCGAGACGCAAGCAGCGCCAGCAGGAGGAGGCGCCTGTGAACGCCGGCGTCGCCGAGGAGCCACAGGAAGAGAAGGCCGACGCGCTGGACGAGGACCCTCGAGGGGGAATCACCGGTGCCGACGTCTCCATGTCCACCGAGGCCCGCGAGGAGTTTGACAGGGGCTTGCAGGAGACGGTCTACGAGGACGAGGGCGAGGAAGGTGTCGCGCTGGATGAGCTGATCGGTGCCCTCGGGCCCCTGCGGCGCACTCGCCGCCACCCGCTACTCCAGGGCATCCGCATGTTCACCGCGAAGCTCGAGGAGGCACTTGGCATCAGCTTCGAGCCCCGCGAGCGCGAAGGCATCTTGCAGATCGCCATGGGCGCCATGGACGAGGCCGGCATTCCCGACGTCGAGCACGGCGTGCAGATCGCCCTCGAAACCCGCGCCGAGCTCCACGAGCAGATGGGCCCGGACCCCGACCCGGACGACGAGCCCGAGGTTGAGACCGCCGAGGAGGGTGAACCCTCCGACCCCGACGCACCCGGCCCTGACGAGAGCTGATGCTGCGCCGGCTCTGGCAACGCTGGCGCGATCGTCGCACCGTCCACGGCCGCCACTTCGACGTCGAGATCGAGGGTCGCTGGTGGTCTCCCGTGTCCCGCAGGGCGGCCTGGATCACTGTCCATCTCATGGACTGCTTCGCTGACGAGTTCAAAGAGAAGCACCGCGCGGTCGCCCGCGACCAACTCCTCTACGGAGAGGCCTTCTGCCTTACGCGCAAGCACTTCACGCCCGACGAGTGGCCCTTCGCCGACGAAGACCCACCCGATCCCCTCTAGCCCAAGGAGGCTCTGTGAGTACCGCTATCCGACGCCCCAAGCGGGCGTCGTTCCGCTGCCGTCGCTGCAAAGGCCGCTTCGGCTACAGCGCTACATGCCGGGAGTGCGGCGTCGAGCGTGATCGCTCAGTCCGTCGTGTCGGGCAGCTCCGGCCGAGGATGATCTGATGGCGCTCGTCAAGGACACGTTCTGCAAGTTCCGCCTCTCCAGCGACCAGAAGGCGAAGGTCAAGCAGATGGCCGCCGACCGCAGCCTCTCAGAAGGCGAGCTGATCCTTCGCGCCCTGGGCCTCGAAGGCAACGAGCCGACATCTCTGCCGGCGCCCAAGCCAGGAGATAAGCCCGACCCGAAGAAGGAACCGGGTGCCGCGGCGATCACCGAACTCTCTGAGCGCATGGCCCGCAAGCGGAGGAAGAAGAAGTGAGGCGCCGCGCCCGTCGCAGGATCGGTCAGGCGCTGGAACGACTGTTTGGCCGTCGACCCCCTGCCTTCGGGTGAGCAACCTCAAGCCGATTGACCTCTCCAAGCTTCCCCCCGGCCTAAAGCTCCGCATCACTGATCCTGCGGCGCTTGAACGGCCGGAGGTACAGGCACAGATCCGGGAGCTGATCGAGCGGCTTCGGGTCAACCCGCTGCTCCGCTACTACCCGCACGACAAGCAGCAGCCCTTCCACTCCCACGCCCGCAAGATCCGCGTCTTCCTCGGCGGCGAACGCTCGGGCAAGACCGTCGCGGGGGTCCTCCAAGACCTAATCGACGCCGTCGACCGCCAGGTTCTCCCGCCGCACCTGTTGCAGTACAAGATCTGGGACGCCCCCTTCTACTGCCGCATCATCACCCCGGACTTCGGCCGGGGGATGCAGGAAATGCTGAGGACCATGCAGGAATGGGTGCCGCCGGCGCAGCTCTACCGCGGCTCCTGGGAGCACGCCTACTCCGACAAGAACCACGAGCTGCTGTTCGCCAACGGCAGCTTCTTCGAGTTCATGACCCAGGAACAGGACGTCTCCAAGTTCGGCGGCACGTCGCGGCACCGGATTCACTACGACGAGGAACCGAAAGGCTCCAAGGGCGAAGAGATCCACGAAGCCAACGTCAACCGCCTGATCGAGTTCCGCGGCGACGAATTGTTCACCTTCTCCCCGGTGCACGGCCTTGGCTGGACCTTCGATGATCTGTGGGAAGAGCGCGGCGAGGAAATCGCCGACGACGTCTGGGACAACGAGCGCATCATCCTCGTGCGCGCCGACCAGGACGACAACCCGCACCTGGATGAGGAAGGCAAGCGCGAAGCCGAAGAAAAGATCCCCGAGCACATGCGGGCGGCCCGCAAGTCAGGCCACTTCGTCCACGCGCAGGGCCTCGTCTACCCGATGTTCGACAACGACCTGCACACCTGCGAGCCGCTGAGCAAGGAGTTCGTCCAGGGCCTCGACTGCTTCGAGTCGATCGACCCCGGCATCGGCACCACCGCTGTGATCTTCGGCGGCTTTGACTCTGAAGGTCGCCTCTGGATCTACGACGAGCTCTACCTGCACGATCGCTGGTGTGTGCCGGAGAACGCGGCGGAGAAAATCTTCGCCAAGCGGGCCGAGTGGGGAGTCAACCCGAAGCGCTCGATCATCGACCCGGCGGCCGAGTCGCGCAACGTCCAGACGAACAAACGGACGGACAAGGCCTACAAGGAAGCCGGCATCCGGGTGCGCAAAGCGCGCTCCAACGACGTCGAAACCGGCTGCTTTGAGGTCATGCGCCGCTACGAGCACAGCAGCGAGATCGAAATCGAAGAGGGCGTCAAAGCCCGCGTCGCTGTCCCGTTGCTGATCGTCGCCCGCAACTGCAAGAAGACGCTCTGGGAGCGCGGGCGCTACCGCCAGGACCCGAAGGACGACGGCAGCTTCGGCGTGGTCAAGAAAGACGACCACCTGATGGATGCCAAGCGCTACCTGTGCATGGAGCGTCCGATGAAGCGCCGCAAGCGCCGGCCGGGCCAGGACCGCGTCTACCAGCCCGGCACAGCTCCACCAGCTTCCAAACGCCGCCGCAGCAGAACAGCGGCGCCGATGGGTAAGTACTCATAGGGCTAACGAAAGGAACACCGTGTCTCGTCTCATCAACACGGCCGACGAGGGCTGCTACCCGCTGCCCTACTCGCCCAAGGCCTGCGCCGTCACGGGCCGCGCTGAGGGGGAAATCGTTGACTTCAACGTAGTGATCGACCGGCCAGAGCCGACACGGCTCTACATCTGCCGGGAGACGATCGAAGAGGTAGCCCGCGAGGAGTTCGGGATGGTCAGTGCGGGTAAAGCGAAGAAGCTCGAAGAGTGGCTCGAGCACGCCCGCAAGGAGCGTGACGAGTTGAGGGACGTAATCGACACTGCGGCGAAGCTCGAGGAGCGACGCCCGGACGCAGTGCACAGGAAGGAGCTAGCGAATGCCTAGCAACCAATCACTCCCAGTACGAGGTAGCCGCGTCATTGAGACAGCGATCCGAGAGATCGACGTCTCAGTAGGCCCCGTGATCCTGACCGCCCCGGACGGAAGCGATTCGGTCACCCTCGAGAAGGGCGACAAGAAGACGTTTGATCCGCCCGAGTCAGGGCACGTCGCCTACGCCCCGAACGGCGGTCGGTTCTTCCTGACCTACGAGACCGACGCCGCCGGCACCGAGGCAGCCCGCGATCAGGTCGGGGTCTCAGAGCAGCCCCAGGAACGGGCAGCCCAGAAGAAGTCGGGCGGTAGCCGCACCGGCGCCGGCCGTTCCAAGTCGACCGCCCGTGCGACCTCCAAGCGCACGAAACGGACGTCGGGCAAATCGAGCTCCTCGAGCGCGAAGTCCTCCGGCTCCAAGGCGAAGTCGAAGTCCTCCTCGAGCCGAAAGAAGGGCTAACCGATGGGGGAACTGAGCACCGACATAGCTCTCCTCCCCTCGAAAGAGCGGACGGGGACCACGAACACGGAGGACGTCCGCTCTGCCGTGGAGGACAGCGGCGTGCTCCTGTTCCTAAATATCACTGCGGCGCCGCCCGAAGCCCGAGCGGCCAAAGAAGAAGAAACCGAAAAAGAAAAAGCGGAACTGAAAGCCGAAGAAGATGCTGAGGAAGGGACGCTGAAAGTCTCGATCGAAGCTAAGGATGAGGCCTCTGGGGAGTACCTGCCGATCACCGCTTTCGCCGCCACCAAAAAAGCGAAAGAACTGGCCGAAGGCGCGACGCTTGCATTCATGGTCTCGGCCGGCGCTGCGGAGACCGCGGCGGTCGCAAACCTCGAAGGCCAGGCCCTACCGCTACCGAAGCACTGGCGGGCGACCGTCACCCATTCGGCGGTCGGCAAATGGACCTACTCCCTGGGCCACCAGTTCCTCTCATAGGCGTATGGAATCGGTCCTGATCGTCCTCGGCTTCCTCGCCTTCATCGCCTGGCGGGAGCGACAGCACGTCCTCGAGCGTGCGTCGCTTCCCCAGCGCGGTGGCTAGGCGAGGGTCCGCGTCCCGTTGCCTCGGCGCAAGCCCAAGGCGGGACGGACACGGGTGATCTCGGCCGACGACGACGCTGCCTTCGCCGCATCCCGGGGCTGGGAGCCCTCTGACGACGACGAGC